TTTTTGCGCTTATGCTGTACGCTGGTCCGGGCATCTTGCCGGGCTTCGATAGTGTATGAGTTATTTTTACGGCGTCTTTTATTTTCATAATTATACCTTTCTGAATAGGTCCTATAATATCCTTGAACCCTTGTGAATTATTTTTTTTCCTTGTGCCCTTGTACATTATAGGGCGGGCCCACCCTGCTTGTGGCTTGTAACCCATCAAAAAATTTCTTTGTGCTCTTTAGGTATGCAGCAGGAAGCGTGTTATGGTCGTCCGTGAACCATGGCAGCAGGTTGTTGTGTTTAATTCTTTTTTTCATTTATGCGTCCTCCTTCTCTATTTCTTCTAGATCCTCGTCTTCAATACCATCACAGAAGCTGGAATGATCTCCGGTATACTCGTATATTTTACCATCGTCATTACCATCTTTATCAACTTTTATATAAGTTAGTCGGTGAACATGTACCCATTTAAATTTACTCATTTGTATCCTTTCGTTGTTGTGCCTTGTCCCGGTACATGGAGCTGAACTATGCAGCTATTCCTACCGGGGTTCGGCGGTGTGGTAGTTTGAGTTTTAAATCCGGATACTACCAAACGGGATAAACACATCCTATAATATCCTGTAACTATTGTCAAGCTGCTTGTTGCTTGAAGCTCGCCGCTTGAAGCTTGACCCCAGATCCAATGCATAGTCCGAATACGACATAGCGCCCTAGATTCACTGGATCAGGGCTCAAGCTGGTGCCACCGCTTTTAAGGTGACTACACACCAGACTAAACCCGAAAGGACTAGGCAACTGATATATCACCGTATACGTCGGATAACCTATTGCCTAATACCTAACACTATATAAACACTTGACAATCAAATGTCAATAGGATAAACCTATAAATATTATAAACAAACAAAGAAAGGTTATATGTCAGCAAAAATAAGAATGAACACCGAGTTTAGAAACAAGCTGTTCAATAAAATAAAAGATGTGTTTGAGAATGAAAGCACAGAGGAACGAGAGGCATTTTTAAAATCAAGAGAAGATTTTAATACTGCTCAACAATCAACATTTGAATTAGCAAAGCAAGTTGTTGAAAGGTCATATCCTAAAGAAGATGTAGATACTCTACGAGTATTTAAAAAGAAATATGGCGACCCCTGTGATGTAGTTGCAAAAGATAAATGTTTTTATTTTGCACATAACGAAGATGTAGATGACGAGGGCGAAACAAAAGAAACTAAATCACATTTTGATTTTGGTTTATATGGCAACCTAGACGGAAACGAGGGTTATGGTAGAGAAGACCAAGACCAATTTGCTCACGCATACTTTAGAGAGGAACTAAAAGCTAAAGGGTGCAACCCAGATATTTTACCTCAACAATCTGGTAAAGAGAGCAACCCACATAAAACAAAGCACGTTGATATGTGTAATAAGGAACTAGGCAAATCAAGTAGTGGTTATGGTGGCAGTGATGATAACAATGAGATTGGATTAGCAAAAAAATTTAACACACCATTTTATGCTGATGTGATTGGAACTTCTTATTGCAGATCAAGAGCAATCGCCTGTACTAAAGACGAGTATCAACAATTTGAACAATGGAGAATGGCTAAAGCTGATGTTGTATCAAAGCACACAACGTGGGTGGATAGTATATCTAAACAAGCTGACCAATTAAAAATTGGTTTGAAAGCATATAGATATTTAAGTGAGGGCATAGAACTTGCAACCGAACTAGGTATCAATGTTGACGAGGCAGAATTAGTAAAAACTAATTCAACAGGTCTAACAATCTACAACCCTACAAATCTAGCAAATATGATTAAAGGCATGAAGAATAAACAATCAGCTAATACGAGAGAGGCAAAAATATTAGCAAGACAAAAATACGAGAGTGTTAATTAACACTTGACTATAATAGGACTATCCTATAAGATAGTCCTATTAACAAACAGAAAGGACACAATGCAAAATACAGGAACATTTTTTATAACTTACTTCGCCAAAAAGCATAAGGCTTTTATAACGAGGAAAGGACAGTATGATAAACCTGACGGAACGAAAGGTAAATCATTTACATCAAAAAATAATACACCATGTTTAGTCTATTGGGATTTAGACGCAGACGGTTGGAGAATGGCAACAGGAAACGCAAAGGTTAGAATATGAACACACTATTATATATCGGTCTAGGGTTTATTACCCTAGGCTTTTTATTATTTATAGTTGCAGTAATAATGGAACGACACTACGATAGAAAACTATGGGAATTGAAAGAGAGGAATAAATGGAAGGTATAGAACTTATAGTAGGAATAATAGGGGCAGTTGTAATACTGACATGGTACATATGAGCGATTATAAATGGTGTCATGGTCCTAAGTGTCATAAGTCACATACACAGGACAGGATAAGAGGAACGCAAGGTAGCAAGGTCCTAAGAACTAAGAAAATAAAAACAACGGAATGGAATATAAATAATGGTTGGCAATATTTTTGTAGTCAAGGCTGTTGGAATGATTTCTTTTATAAGTATGCGCCACAATGTGTGAACATAGCACCTCGCAACGAGCCACTAGAAACACCGATCGAGGACCCTAAGAAAGTTACACATCAAAGCCAATACAATTCAGACTACAGTTATACAACGACAGAAATAAAAGAGAGGGTTGACACATCTATAGAATAGGAATATATAGGACATAGAAAGGATATATATGGCAGATAAAATACAAGTTACTAACCCCTTCTCAGGTCAATCAGCAATGTTAACTGAAGAAGAGAACAAACTCTACTTATCTATTAAAATGGCAGAGTTAACAGAGAATTATACATTTATGCAAAAGCAATTGGATAAGTTTAGCAGATTAAATGTATCAGCATACATGACATTACTAGACTAACAACCATACAACGGGGCGCCCTAACGGGCGCCGCGCTTCGCGCCTCCGGCGCTCCGCTTACATCAATAGAGGTACCAAGCCAATCTTAAATTAGTATAGAAACAATTATATATAATTAGGGTGTATACACTAGGGGTCCCACCAGGGGGCATATATTGCTAAGTTTTGTATATTCGTATACAATAAATACTTATTAAGTTACAAAATTAATCTTAAAAAATTTTGCAAAAAAATTTTTCGAAATGAAAATTGATATAGAAAAAATAAAAAAATTACCTCCTGATGTCCGTAAGGATTTCATGAAAACTTTCTTACAGTACGAAGAAAAGAAAAAAGAAAACAAAATACATTCTGACTTCATGGCTTTTGTAAAACATGTATGGCCTGAATTTATTGAAGGATCACATCACAAGATTGTTGCTGAAAAATTTAATCAGCTGGCTGAAGGCAAATTAAAAAGATTGATAATCAATATGCCACCCAGACATACCAAGTCTGAGTTCGCTAGTTTCCTGCTGCCCGCTTGGATGGTGGGTAGAAATCCCAAGTTAAAAATTATCCAGTCAACCAATACCACAGAGCTATCGGTTAGATTCGGGCGTAAAGCAAAAGCACTTATCGATTCAGAAGAATATCAATCAGTATTTAAAACTAGACTCAGAGAAGATTCACAAGCCGCAGGTAAATGGGAAACACAAGGTGGTGGCGAGTATTACGCAGCCGGTGTCGGTTCAGCAATTACTGGACGGGGCGCAGATCTACTTATTATAGATGACCCGCATTCAGAGCAAGATGCTATGAACAAAGAAGCAATGGACAGAGCTTACGAATGGTATACCTCAGGTCCTCGTCAAAGATTACAACCTGGCGGAGCAATTATTTTAGTTATGACAAGATGGAATACAAAAGATCTTACAGGGAGATTACTTGGCGCGCAGCGAGAACCTAAAGCTGACCAATGGGATGTAGTAGAATTTCCAGCTATCTTACCAAGCAACAAACCACTATGGCCAGAGTATTGGAAGCTAGAAGAATTAGAAGGTGTTAAGGCATCGGTAAGTTTACAAAAATGGAATGCGCAGTATATGCAGAACCCAACTTCAGAAGAAGGAGCTATTCTTAAAAGAGAATGGTGGCAGATCTGGGACAAGGATTGGATACCTGCATTAAAGCATGTGATACAATCTTACGATACAGCTTTTTCTAAAAAAGAAAATGCCGACTATTCAGCCATTACAACATGGGGAGTCTTTTATGAAACAGATGACTCACCCGCTAGTTTAATATTATTAGATGCTAAAAAAGGCAGATACGATTTTCCAGAGCTAAAGCAAGTTGCTTTTGAGCAATGGAAGTATTGGGATCCAGATACAGTCATTGTTGAGGCCAAAGCATCAGGTCAACCTTTGACTGATGAGCTTAGGAAGATGGGAATACCTGTCGTTAACTTCTCTCCATCAAAAGGAAACGACAAACACACCCGAGTGAATTCAGTTGCACCTTTATTTGAATCTGGTATGATATGGGCTCCCGAGCAGGAATTTGCTGAAGAAGTCATTGAAGAGTGCGCAGCCTTTCCATTTGGTGAACATGATGACCTTGTAGATTCAACAACAGGCGCTATCATGCGATTTAGACAAGGTGGCTTCGTATTACACCCTGATGATGAAAAAGATGAGGTACAACCTAAAAGGAAGATGATTTATTACTAATGGGATTATTACAATTATTAAAACAACTGTTTGGCAAAGGTTACCTAAACAAGATTATGGGTACAAGAACTAATATTGCTAAACCTATCCGGATGGACAAAGACAGTCCTTTTAGAAAATATTCTGATGAAGCATTTTTAGATCAAAAAGATTTAGATTACATTGAGACAAAAATAAGTGAATATGGACCATATGCTTTAAGTAATAAGAACCCACAAGAACTTGCAAACTTTGAAGCTAATGCTCAAAGACTTTTACAGGCTAAAATGAAACAGGGAGGTGTCACAGAAAATATGATCAGAACTGTTGAAGCAGCAAAAAAACCAAAACCTCAAGCAGATATTATTGATATAGCAACACAACAAAAAGTTGATGACACAGGTATTATGAAATTAAAAACAGATTTAGGTTTACCAGAAAACGTTCCTTCAGATAGTACTTTAGGTGAATTACTTTTGGAAACAAAAAGATTAGAAAAACAATTAGATATAGACATGAGAAATGTTATGAAAAAAGAAGCATTAAAAAAAACAAAAGGTGATGATTTTATAGATATGACAAAGGCATCAGCAAAACCTCTTAGCCTTGAAAGAGAAGGTCAAGTTAGAACTGCATCTAGAGAATTTTTAAATAGAGAACTTAAGTTAGGTAAAATTAAATTAAAACCAGAAGAAACTAAATCTATCTTACAACCTTCTGGA